GTCATGCGGAACATCATGTGCGTGATTTGAAAATCATGTTGGATAATACGCCGTTTATGGCCGAGATATTTTTCGATGAAGAGAAGGATGCGAAGATTGCGACAGCGGCGGCGGTTCTAGCGGTTAAAGGGCCGGGTGGTGCCGGCGTAGCGGCGAATATTCCGCGCGAGGTTGATATTGAGAAAGAGCTCGGCGAGAAGGTTCCTCATTCTACGCGAAAGAACATATTCACGATGTATTCTGTATTCGACCGCAATATCGTGCGTAACTTGTATCTCTTCTACTTTCTCTCATTCATGCGAACCTTCGTTCAGCTCGTGGTCGAAACACCAATTACGATTTATCAGGCGGAACCAACACGCGTGATTCGTCGAAGTGGTGCGGGGGCGGCAGCGAAGGCCAGTAGTAGCACTAAAGGACGAAAGACGACTGCTGCCACATCGGCCAAGGTCTCTTCCACCGCCAGCGCAATCGCCCGAACTGCCGCCTTTCGCGAAGAAGAAGACGCCGAACGCGACGAGATTGACCCTCATTCACGTCTCTATTCCGCCGATTCTTTCGCCACAGATAAAGGCCAACTTCTCTCGGAGATGGATACCCTCCTTGGTGATAAGAAGGCACTTGGCCAACGTGTAAGCGAACTCATGGTTGTCTATCTTCGCATGATAGAGAAAGACAAAGCGGCGATTAACTTCAATCTCGCCAATATTAAGGAGAAACTCACCCGTGTGAAAGATAAAGAGAAGGATGGCGTCGTGGCGCGAATCGGCGAAATGTCTGTTGGTGAGAGACAGCTCGAGAATATGATGAAGACGCACAAGATGGGAATATGGAGCCGTGGAACGTCGCAGACAGGTGTGGTGATATACGATCAAGATTATTACGATGAAGAACGCGAAGAGATGGAGAAGATTGCGCAGAAAGAGCAGCAACTTGGCCGCCGGGACTATGTAACAGATATGAACCGAGAGATTTACGTGATGGAAGCGTTGGAAGCCGACCGTACCGCGGCGGAAATCGAGGCACATGAACTAGATATGTCATCAGGTATTCCTGAAGATGATGACGCGGGTGAAGATGATACGGCGTATATCCACCGTCATGATGACGAAGGTGAAGGCTATGAAGGTGGCGGTGCCGCAAGGGGCGGCGGCGATTGGGATTGAACAAACTTCGGGATAAATAAATTTACAACAGCAGTAGATACCGCAAAATAAACCTGAATAAAAGTAATATTGTAATATACTAGTAGGAAGGCTATTACAATACATTACACCCATCAAAAAACATGAACGCAATCAAAAACATGATTCGAAATAATTTAGCAGGTGCGGCGATTTTGTTATACGTCATCGTATTTATGCTGGTTCAATATATGAACCCAAGTTTTATTTATAATGACGATGGGAGTCTGCGGGAGTTCGGTATCGGATACTCTAGTAAGACGGTGCTACCGATTTGGCTCGTCGCGATTATATTAGGAATTCTTTCGTACCTAACGGTTTATTATATCTCACGGCCTGCAATGCGGGTTTTCATGTAGTCTCTCGCGTCGCGTCGCGTCGCATCGCGCATTTCGCATTCGGCTCCGCTCCGCTCAACCCGTAATCGTCATCACCTTATTCTTCTCCGCATCCGCAATCTTCTTCGCATCCGCCTGTTTCTCTTTAAGTACCTGAGCACGTATTTTCTGTTGTTCCGGTGTAAAAGAACAACCCAGATTCAGTATATAATTATAACTGATACTAACCACCAACAATCCGCATAATACTAGCCAAACAAATTCTCCTACAACCGATTTCATGATTAAGAATGTCCGGATTTTCTCTAGGTCTTCGACCTTCGCCGACGGGCGAATGAGACGTGAATCTTTGAAACTATCCCAGAAGCGGTCGAGGTTATCAAGGTTGAGTTCGTTAAGAAGAATCGACTGGTCGGTATAAATTTGTTCTAAAGCACGTCCGATATCACGCTTATTCTTTATTTCGTTGGCGGGAATATCTGCGCTATTCTGAAGACCTCCGGTGCTGTCTCCGGCTCCGCCACTTTGTCCGCCTGCGGCCGCCTTCTGCGATTCTGGCGCTAAATCAAACTGCGGCGTTAAAATGTTGTTGAATACATCCTTCAAGTCGGTTACAACGGAAACAAAGATGTAACCGAATGTATTGCTGAACGGTGTAAGCCATCCAGGAAACACAATAAGCGCAGCCTTAAGCACGCCTAATACTAAGAACCACGGTAATACAGTAGCGATTAACGCGGTTTTCTCTTGATCGAAGCCGCAGATATCCTTCGACATCGCCAGATTAATGAAGTATTCGCCAGTTATGAGTACTAGGAAAAAAAGGAATGTAATCCCGCCGGTTAGCACGCCCTTTTTGGTATGTTTGTAATACGAGTAAGCACCGAATACGGCCAAAAAAAAGAAAATTGCGACAGATGAACTGATTTCCGCCATTACGTATGGTCCAGGCCGTTCGTGTTACAATATATAGGTATTATTTATTGCGGGTTGTATCGAACTGGTACGCATGTGTGCGATATTATTGATGCGTATTGCTGGTATTGTTATTTTTTCGTGTTATAATAAGTGAAGTATGAATAGTGGTAATAATGCTCCAGCACCAACACTTATAGAACCCGGTGTCCGATACTTCTTGAGTAAATCTCTCGAGCAGTGTCATAAGGTAAAGGATTATTATGATACACAACACTTTAATTTCGTTGTAGGTGTCGCATTTTTCATCTGTTTAGGCATATTTTTGTATCTACGCTATAAAGGCAAGCCGACACCAGAAGAGGTTGAAGCGAAGCAGCGTCAGCAGCAAGAATATATTCTCTCGAAGTTGAAGATGGTAAATGCCACACATTATGCGCAAAGTAAAGGAATACCGATGGATGCCCGAACACATCCTGCTGGTAATGGAATGGGAATGTTGACAAATTTGCCGCGTTGGAAAAGTCCAGACGAGGATTATTGGAAACGTGATTACGCGTAACGGAGTCGGCGTAGCAGCGCGGAGCAACGGAGCCACGGAGCGGCGTAAGATGCGTAAATAGATTTATCTATACTAAATGTAGAAGTGTAGTATGACGACGTCGGTGTATCAAGATTTACATGCGGCAATACAAGAGCGAACATTAGAACCACAATACGGCGGCGGTGGGCTCACAGCGGCATCTCGTATTGCGGAACAAAAACGTGCGCAAGACAAACGTGACAACTTGAAAAAGGCTACACGCGTGCTTCTCGAAGTGACGAAGAAACAAGAAACCGCGCTTAAGAAGCATCTTCAGAGTGCCTCCGACCCCAACGAATTCCGTGGTATGATTTATCCCTATCAGCTAATTCCAGAAGAGGAACGCGTAAAAATCAACGACGCAACCCAAGGTTATTATTCCCTGAAAGAGAAATATAATATCGCTCTTGAAAAACGCCGACAGCGCCTAATGAATGACCCCGTTATCAATTGGAAATCACTCTCCGCGCAACAGAAAGCCCGACGCCTCGCGCTGATCAAACCGGCATGTATCGTGTGTAAGCAGGAAGGCGGGTCCATTTTCACAGAGACCGACGGTAAGCTTAAAGCAATATGTGGAAACATCTCTCAACCTTGTGGTTTTCATATCGAGGTTTTTCGCGGCAAATACATTAGTTTAGAAACCCTCATGAACGAATCTCTCGAAGAAGTACGCGCAACCAAAGACGAAATCATCCGCATGAAGCTTGATCTCTTATTTCAGTTCATTAGTGAAGACGAACTCTTAGAACAGTTTGACGCGGTTCAACACAAATTACAAGAACAAATGAAGATGTATTCAGAATTCCGCACATATTATTTGAGTGTTACGGATAATGAAGACCGTCGTAAAGACGCAGCCACACAAACCCGGGTTGTTTCTGAGAAAATAGCGCAGATTAAGGAATATATGACCGAATTTCGCGATTCAGAATGGAAGAACCGAAGCATCATCGATGATATTCTTGTCCTTTATCAGCAGGATATTGAGCCTGCGTTTTTGAAGTTGCGAGAGATGAAGTACATTTATTCGCAAGTGGAGACAACGGACAACGCGGATGGTGCGCTCGTTCAGATGTATAATGACGGCGAATTCAATCTCTCGCAGAAACAATATACTTATCATGAACTTTATATGCCGGTGATTATGCCGAAATGGATTGCGGATAACAGGATAGTGAGCCAGCCGGTAGGGCAAATCAATCCAAGTGCCGGTGCCGGTGCCAGAAACGCATTATTATCGCAGTAGTATATAACTATCACTACTAGGAATGTTAGACATATTCAAACATGTATCCCTTCCGATTTTCATCGTAAGTCTTTCTATCGGGCTATTTTATGTGTACATCTCGGTGCCGAACCCCAAGATCATTTATGTATATCCGACCCCCGATAATATCCGCAATTTCCAATTTAAAGACAACGCCGACAATTGTTTCTCGTTTGATGCGAAGGAGGTGTCGTGCGCGAAGGCGAAGGGGCAAGTGAAGAAAATACCGGTACAGTAAGTGTAACGAAGCGAAGTGAAGCGAATTATATCTGTATATATTAGAATACTTATTGTAATACCCAGAAATAATATGGGTTTTCAGCGTCTGCTTCATACTGAAACTGGACGTATTATTATCTCGATTGTACTTGGTCTAGGCATCGCATCGCTTTTTAGAAAAGTTTGTAAGGATCGGTCATGTATTAGCTTCCGTGCGCCTCCTCTCAAGGATTTAGAGAAAGATACGTATAAGTTGGATGACAAGTGTTATGAGTACAAGACGAAGGCGGTGAAATGCGAGGCGGGGAAGAAGGAGGTGAAGTTACGCTAGTGTCGCGTTAAAATGACGGGTCTTCGTTCTTGACATATGTATATATCATCATTTTTATATACATATTTAGCCTTTTTTATTATCATGAGCGACACAACCAGTATCGATGACTTGCCTTTAAGTAGTCAAACACCGGGCAGCGCTTACGGCGGTGGGGGTGGCGCGCCACTTATCTACTCGCCAATGATAGACGGTCAATCCAACGGACATCAGCAGCATCAGCAGCAGCATCAGCAACAAATCCCCAATAACGTAATGAATGAGGTTATGCAAGGGGTTCAACGGGCGAGTGCCAACGGCATGACGATGATACCTACGAGAGATATTCCGATGAATCCGAACGCATTCACACATGATGACCAAGCACGTCCGAATTATGTTCCACAGCCGGGCGGTGGTGGCGACCCCACCGATTATATTAAAGATTATGCCTCGATGGAAAGCATCGTTCGCGCCAACGCACGTCAATCGAATCAAATCGATACAATCGAAGCGATTTATTATGACCTTCAAATGCCGATTCTTATCGGTGTGCTTTATTTCATATTCCAGATGCCCGTTTTTCGCGCACAGCTCCTTCATTTTCTTCCATCATTATTCGGTGAAGACGGTAATTTCAAGATTATAGGCCTCACCGCAACGAGCGCGATGTTCGCGGGGACGTTCTTCGTGATTATGAAGATTTTCAATAAACTGGGGGAGGGACTGAGGGATGTGAACTAATGTCAATATTATCCTACTTCCGCGTCTTGCGTGTCTTCTTCGCCTTCGCCTTCGCCTTCGCCTTCCCCTTCCCCTTCCCCTTTCCATTCCCATTCCCCTTTTCTCCTTTCCCCGAACCCGCATTCTCGTATGGAATATACCGCAAGAACCACTCTTCAAACTCGCGTGATTCACGTTTCCCCTTCAACTCCTCGTATTTCGCAGTCTTCTCGAACCGCATCGACTCCAACGTCGGCTGTTTTCCGTAACAATTGATACTGAAACGCCGTAATAAACCACTTTGTTTAAGGCGGTTATGTTGCTGAACATCGAAGAGGAACTGCGACATACAAAGAATACGGTTGATGTCATAATAAACGCGGTCGGCGTAAATAAACGCGAGATAAAAGCTCAACATCGTATCGATGGTCGCAATACGAATCGATTCGCCGCCGCCCTTCTTGCCTCCTCCAACGTCGTCGCCGTTTATCCGGATCGTATTATAACTATGACATGCGAGAGGTTTGTATAAAAACGCGATGACTTCATCACCAACGCGAATATCGTAATGTTCTGAAATCACTTCACCAACACCAGCATGCTTCGTATATTTAACATCGGTGTATTTATGTGCCGTAAGCTCGCGGACAACTTCATCGCAAAGCTCACGCGGGTTTTCCGAGAGAATATCGAAGTCGGGGATTTGTTGGATAATACGGCGTTGGTGTTTGGGCATATACCGCGAATATAGAATATTGGCATACCCGCCGAAGAAAACCGCGCGATTTTTAATAAACACGCGACGGACAATATTATAAATATCGGTTTCTGCGAGTTCTTTCTCTCGGTGACTACTGTAAGATACTTTTGTTTTATCCACAGAATATTCTTCGTCTCGCGACCGCGACCGCGACCTCCGCCCGGGTCTAGGTGTCGCCGCTTCCGCTTCCGCTTCCAAATCTCTCGACTTCATCGAATATAATACGAATTCATCATCTTTGCCGAACAATCTCTCATAACGCGCGATTAAACGGTACCGGTGTGTTAGTTTGTCTTCTTCGACAGAGTATGTAAAGTCGCCGATCGTTTCTTCATGCGATCGAACCTCGTTATACAAATGTTTCATATAGGTATCTAACCCTTTGTATTTTTTCATGATTTGTCGTATTGCTTCACGTTTGTGTGCCTTTGCGCTGTCGTTGTCGCCACCTCCGCCGCGTTTCACCGTGCGTGAACGTGTATGCGATCGAGTTTGTGTCTGTGTGCGCGTGCGAGTACGTGTCGGCGTCGTCGCACTCCTTTTTCTTGAAATACTAACTTCACCGGTCTTCGACCCACTCGTCGCACCATCAAACCCCCGCTGGTATTCGATTTTGTCACATTCATACCCCTTGAGCGGATAATGTGTGTTTAGTAAGGTGAGGCGTTTCTGTACTTTCTCCCAGCGCGAAACATCGCCATCCGGACGCGAGAGTTCGAGATACATCGCCATACGAAGAAAGTCTGGCGGAGCATAACGTATATTCTTTTTAATAATCGCATCTCGAGAGATTACTTTGAATAATGCAGGCTCCATATTTGTAATATCGGCGATACCTGTGAAATTGACGAAAACCTTATAGGTGCCATGATGAACGCCGGATTTCGCTTCAACATCTTCATAACCTGCCTTGTAATAAATATCCGCAAGTTCTTTCGCATGGTCGAGAGCCTTGTCGGAGTAAAAGTCATAATCGGGTAGCTCGATATCTTTATTGTAAAACTGTGCGTCTTCGGGAAGAATATTGTTGATGGCCGTACCACCATAACATACGAGTTTCTTATCTGCGATGAATTTCTCGACGATGGAGATGATGTCCTGAACTTTAGGGTCTTGGATGACAGCGGCGCCCTTCCGTTTTTCAACTAAATCGACGGCTTCGCGCAGGATCTCGAGTTCTTTTTCTTCGAAGGACATTTTCTTGTCGGCGGGGTCGCTGCCTCCGCCAGCATACGACGACGAGGACGACGACAGTTCGGTCATTAAATTCTACTACATTATCATTAGAATTTAATTATTCAAAGGTTATTTGCTGATTACAAGGTAATCTTGACACCGCCCGCTGCTTCCGCAGGTCGTGCCTCCATCGACGCTTTCGGGTTGGGGGGTGCTGGTGGAGCAATCGTAATCGGAACATAACGTAGATCCTCCGGTTTCAATATGAACGCATATCCTACGGACGCGAACTTATCTTCGTACGCTTTGAGTTTTTCATCACGTGCCTCTTCCTGAAAACACATGGCCGCAATCTGACACCCCCATGTATAAGGACCGTTGTGTCCATCGTTCACAGGGCGGCCGCTCTTATCCGGTACAACCAAACACATATTTTTCTTATTCGCATCTTTGAATGCCTGAGGGTCCCCGACATTTTTCACGCCAAAATAAGTGTATTTCGAGAGAAACATCGTGTTTGAACTCATATTGATCAATTCAAACAGTTTTGTGTTTCGATACACTTGATTCGTTCCATCCACCATAAGTATGATTTTATTTTTAAAGTCGAGCAAGTTTTCGTTCCCTAAATCTTTTGATTGATATTCGCGACCATACTTGGGGCCTAACAAATTACGCGCAACAGTCTTGCTCTGAGAGATAATTTTCGCAAGATTATCATACATGGTTATGTTACGCGACATGATACGCATATGAATAATAAAAGGATCGCTGGGGTTGGGGCATTTTGTTCCTGAAAACACATAACTTCCAAGCACCTCGAATGCTTCACTTACTGGAATGTGATTGAATGTTTCCTTGTAATTATACGAATTTACAGACGAAGATGAGATAACCGGCTCATTATCAACAGAAAACACCTCGAAGTCGATGAAACGACACCCACGTGCGATTACATATAGAAACGCATCCATGCTTACATTCGAATTCTTAAATTTATCGGGATTGAATGCGTTGTACGCTGATTTGATGTAATAATCACGTAACTTGAATTTACTTTGGCTGTCTTGCGGGTTGATGGACGTGATATTTTTTTCGATAAATGCCTTCGCATTTTCATCGAGATTTTCTAGACCTTCTTTTACTGCGTTGATCGGTTTGTCAGTGGTGGGCGCAGCGACGGGGGGCGGAGGCGGCGTGCCTGCCTTGAAACCATCAAGTATTGTTGCCGCCTTTTTACGCTGATTCACTGTCATATCATTTTCGGGCGTTTCTATTGTAAAATTCTCGGTGGATAATGCTGTCTCCGAGATAAACGTTTCTACTTTGTTCCTTTTGAGTAGGTCATTCAAATGGGTCATAAGTTCAGGTTCTGCCTTCGCCGCCACCTCCCCATCTCTCGACGCGGCCTCGAATCCCTCCCGTATTGCCATCGATTCATAACATCTGGTTTTAATCATCTCTGATATTTTCCATGTTGCGAAAACGATAATAATAATACCTATAAACACGAATTCTACTTGATTTTCTTTCATTCCTCTTGCTATATATAATAAAATAATAGAATAATAGATTTTTATATAAAGTTATATATAACATAACAAATAACAACCAACGAATAAAATACTAAATGACTGGTGGTTTATTGAATTTGGTCGCTACAGGCAATCAAAATGTTATTTTAAACGGTAACCCCAAAAAGTCGTTTTTCAAAAGCACCTATCTTAAATATACGAATTTCGGTCTTCAAAAGTTTAGAGTTGATTTTGACGGGCAGAAGAAACTGCGTATGACGGAAGAATCCAAATTCACGTTTTACGTTCCGAGATATGCTGAATTATTGATGGATACATATATATGTGTTACGCTGCCGTCGATTTGGAGCCCGATTCATCCGCCCGCCCGAGTGGGAGATATGTGGGCGCCATATGAATTTCGGTGGATCGAAAACCTCGGAACCCAACTGGTGAAGGAGATCGTGATATCGGTTGGTGGAATGACACTCCAGCGTTTCACCGGACATAATCTTATGGCGATTCTAGAGCGTGACCTCGACGCTACAAAGCGCGAGTTATATAATCAAATGACGGGTCATGTACCCGAGCTATACAATCCGGGTTGTTCGGGTGCGCGCCTCAACCAATATCCGAATGCCTATCGCACGTCGAATGTCGCTGGCGCAGAACCCTCTATACGTGGGCGTAAAATATACATCCCCATAAACGCGTGGTTCACGCTGTCTTCGAAAATGGCATTTCCGCTTGTGTGCCTTCAGTACAACCAACTTCAAATTGATGTTACGCTGCGACCGGTGAAAGAATTATTCACGATTCGCGATGTTGGCGACCCCGAAAATTTCTGGCCGGTGGTTCAACCCGACTTGACGAACCCCCTTCACCAGATGTGGCGATTTTTATATCCGCCGCCCAGTATTAATTTAACGCTGGATTCATATCCGAGTATTCGCACAGACTGGAACGCGGATGTTCATTTGATGGCGACATACTGCTTTCTCTCGGATGAAGAATCGAAGGTGTTCGCTGCGAATCAACAGAAATACCTGATAAAATCATATTATGATTGGGTATTTAACGATGTAACCGGTAATAAGAAAATCAAGATAGAGAATTCGATGGGAATGGTGGCGTCATGGACGCTATTCTTTCAGCGAAGTGATGTTAATATGCGAAATGAATGGAGCAATTATACGAATTGGCCGTATAACTATCTGCCATATGATATTATTCCCGCCCCGATCGACGATGATTGGCGCCCGGCCGCTTTTAGTGAAGATATCCGCCAGACGACCGATATTTCTTTGAATTTGAACCCAGCTTTCGCGAATGACCGCTACTTCTTCGATAAAAATGGCCCGAAGAATGGGATTGGACCGGGCATCAACCCGCGCGATAAACGACTCACCGGACTCCATATTACCGGCGACTTTCAATCCGAGAATGAGCGCGATATTTTACAGATGATGGGGATTTCGCTTAACGGCAAATACCGCGAGAATTTACTGGATGCGGGAGTGTATAACTACATCGAGAAATATACACGCACAAAAGGTAGCGCGAAGCCGGGGATATATTGTTACAATTTCTGCCTGAATTCCGACCCCTTTGATCTCCAGCCAAGTGGCGCGATCAATATGAGCAAGTTCAATCAGATTGAGCTAGAACTCTCAACGATATATCCGCCTCTCGACTCTGCGGCGGAAGTGAAAGTGATTTGTAATCCAAATACTCGAGAGATTATCGGTATGAATAAGCCGAATGTGAATATTTACTTGTATAACTACGACCTACATATATTGGAGGAGCGGTATAACGTACTCACATTTGTATCGGGGAATTGCGGTCTGATGTACGCGCGGTGAGTAGCGGAACGTCGCGAAACGTCGCGAAACGCGACGAAATTATTATTATATCGTATATATAACCTGAATACATACATATACGATACGATGGCGGATGATGAAGACACAAATGTAGACGACGGCGGCGGAGGCGAGAATGAAGAAGAAAGTAGCACTTTTAGCAAAGTCGGTGGAATGTTCGGTTCCGACAAAGAAAAAGACGCAGATGCGAAGGAGGAAGCGACACCTAAAAAGGAAAAAGTAAAACCGAAATCCTTATTCGATCTAGCAGCACTTAAAGAGTTCGGGCTGAGCGTATTGACGCTATTTGTCGAAACCGTCATTATTTCGGTTATATGCGTGAATATCATGTTTTTTTCGGCACCCGAAAGCATTAAAAAAAACAGCCTTAATTTAAATAAACTATTTCCCACAGACCGACATGAATGGCCATATTGTTATACGAATGAATATACGTCGTGTGATGCCGACTGTGACGATAAATTTGGCGGTATTGCCGATGACCCGAAGATCGAAGCCTCTAAAAAAATCTACTTGAAAGCCGCGATTTTGCTTGATACATATGTGTTTAAATGGTTCTGTTTGACAAAAGATGATATCGACATGGTGAATGATAGCGTGGACGAAGGTGTAACAAAGGTGAATCTTTTGAACTGGGATTTCATTAAGGCGAGATTCAAGCAATGGATTAATAACGCATTCATATTTTCATTTTCATCGGATCGCGCGATGTTGTCTTATATATTCCAACAAATTACGCGAATTTCTCACGCGATTCCGGCTGAATTATATGACGCTGTTTCACCATTATTGATTATTTTGATGCCTTTCGTATTTTTACTGATTGTCGGTTTTATGTTGATGGGCGGTCCATTTTTTACAACAGTTATTGGCATGATTTTGAATCAAACTGACAATCGTAAAGAATTTATAGGTGGATCATTATGGTCTCTATTTACGGGATTTGGTCTAGGTATAATTCCGATGGTTTCTTATTTTATACAACTTATTCAGTTTATTGGTACATTTTTTATTTACCCGCTTCTTCATTGGGACCAATATCGTGAATTATATGCTCGTTACGTTCCTATTATATTCTTCTTCTTTAATTTGACGCTCATGTATTACGCATTCGAGTACTTGGATATTAATGTTGCCGCAATCGTGATTTTGATGTTGCTTGTCTTGTATTTGACGCATTACTGGCAAGGAATTATGGAGTTTTTTAATTCGCTTAAAAATTGGGGGCCGTAATGAATGAATGAATGAATGAATGAATGAATGAATAGAAAGGACATAAATAATAACGTATAAAAGCTATTATATTCACATTTACACGATATGGGTGGAAAGAGTAAAGCAGCGTCTGCGTCTGCGTCTGCGTCTGCGTCTGCGTCTGCGTCTGCGACCTCTGTTGAAAAATCGAGCCCAGCGTATTTCAAGAAATACCCGTTCGTCAGTGTTTGTACTCCAACTTTCAATCGTAGACCATTTATTCCTGCTATGATATCATGTTTCAACGCACAAGATTATCCTCAAGACCGCATGGAATGGATTATTATTGATGACGGGACCGACCCAATCGAGGATCTTATCGCATCACATCCACGTGTTAAGTATTTCAAATATGATACGAAAATGACGCTAGGAGCGAAGCGGAATTTGCTTCATGAGAAGTCACGCGGTGAAATATTGGTGTATATGGATGACGACGACTATTATCCACCAAAACGCGTCTCTCACGCGGTCGAAATGTTGGTATCTCATCCAGACGCATTATGTGCCGGGTCGAGTGAGATTTACATTTATTTTAAGCATATCAAACAGATGAAGCGGTTTGGACCGTATGGCCCGAATCACGCAACCGCGGGAACATTCGCATTTAAGCGGAAGTTGATAAAGAATAATCGTTACAACGACGATGCTTGTTTGGCGGAAGAGCGAGCGTTCTTGAAAGATTATACTGTCCCATTTGTTCAACTCGACCCGATGAAAGTGATTCTCGTATTTTCACATGAGCATAACACATTCGACAAACGCAAGTTGCTTGTAAATGCCAATCCGGATGTGGTGAGAGATTCGCCGAAGAAGGTTATGGATTTCATTAAAGACAACGATCTTCGTCGGTTTTATATGAACGAATTGGAGGGATTGTTGGAAAAATATGAACCGGGTCGTCCGGAAATGAAACCCGACGTTATCGCGCAAACCCTACAGCTTGAGAAAGAACGCGCAAAGATGGCGGAAGATGCGGCGGCAACAGGAGGCGGCGGTAATATCGTATTACAGCAACCAGGCCAATCGCCGGTTACGTTGAATAACAAACAGATTGTTGATATTCTTCAAGCATTACAAAATGATGTAACGTCTCGTGATCAAGAAATAGCACGATTGAATCGGGAATATAATGTGCTTCATGATAACTATATGTCGTTACAAAAGCTTCAAGCGGCAGCCGTAGCGGCAGCGGTGTGTGCGACGACACCAGCACCAGCACCAGCACCAGCACCAGCACCAGCACCAGAATCAGCGACGATCGCGACCGTGACCGAACCCGAAACGATTTACGTCTAATCTATTATCCACAATAATAATATCATAATGAACCACGACAACGACGCCGGTGACGATGATATTATTTATGCCTTAACAATTTCAACCGAATTAATCTTCAAACAAAGAAGACTATTCTTAGATTCATGGATTATGAACTCATGGCCCTTATTATACTCATCGAATTTTTCCTTGAGGATATTTTCGATTTCACTTACAGGAAGATCGTCGTCTTTCGATTTATATTTGCGACGAGACGCATTATCGTCATCGCGGTCGTCTTGGTCGTCGTCGCTGTCGTCGTCGTCGTCATAACGACTCTTAGATTTAGACTTCGACTTAGACTTCGTCTTTGACGGTTTTGATTTCACTTTTGTTTCATCATTATCGGGTGGAAGATACTCCCATTCACCGATAGCTTCAATCGTTTGATTATTTGTATTATACACGATCGAATCTGAATTGAAAACGAGTGCCGTCCCAGGAGTATGTTCATAATTATCAAGGTCGATTTCAGTAATCAAGTCGAACTCGTCTAAAAACTCATTCTTACGAAGATAACTACGTATGTAACTTACAACGTCGGGTGTTATTTTCACGGTATAAATCTTGTTTTCGTCATCACTCCCGCTGTCGCTGTCGCTGTCACTCCCGCTGCCACTCCCGCTGCCACTCCCGCTGCCACTCCCGCTGCCACTCCCGCTGCCACTCCCGCTGTCGCCGTCGATTGCGTCATCACGCTCGCTCTTTTTATTTTTACGTGCTGAAGCAGTATTTGTGATGTTCTTGGGTTGATTCACCGAAATACATTCTACATCTGTGTCTAAAACCAAACGATACTTTGAATCAAACGAAATTGACGCACCCATAGAAATGAAATTAGTTCTAAATACTGATAATATCTTTTCGGCATCAATCAAACGCATAGATTACATCGCATTTCTGTGTGTGCGTGCTCATTCGCTCGTTGGCTTATTCGCATATGGTCGAATCATAATTGATATCATGTTCAAGAGCCCCGCCGCCGCCGCTTCCGAATATGTCATCTTCACCAACAACCGTTTTTTCCATATATTTGTCTAAATATCGATAAATCCGATTGACATCCAATTTTGTAATTTCATACATCTCTAAAATGCGCGGAATTTCATCTTCGGAATACTGTTTTTTTAGCGTCATGAAAAATGTGAATAAATCGTTTTGGTCCATCGAAAGTTGAATACACAAATTCTGTATGAAAAGCTGATTATTGTATTCGGTGCTATATTTTGTAAGAACTTTCGTAAATCGAACTTCTGTCGGGTGAAACCGCGCCTTTTTCGGAAATGATTTATGATACAAATAATGATTGTAGAATGTCTTGATAAGTGACGATAGTTCATTAAATAACCAAATCTGGTTTTGGAATGTAATACGATCGAAGTAATCCGCTTGGCATATGTTATCGAGTACAAGCTTATAAAAAGGTGCGCTTACAGAGACGGGCATTTTTTCAAACAAGTCAATAATATTTTCGTGCCAGAGCAATCCTATTGTGGTGCGATCAGTTTCGTTGATTAAAATATTATGATCCGAAATCATGTATTCGGTATTCATCAACTTTTCTGTTACCTTTTTAATGTCTTCATTATAGGTTTTGGGCTGAAATATCGCGTGAAGAATATTATTTGCGAGTATCGTATTCGATTTTTTGCTCATATCTATCACCGCATTAAGCTTACGCAGATTGCCCTGAACGAATGCGATGATATTTTTCCGCATGAGTGCGTCGATGGTTGGCAACTTCATGTCGATGATTTGCGACATTTGCGCGGGCGTCGGTGTTTTCAACTCGTACACATAACAGACCTTCATGAGTTCTTTGATTTTCTTGTCGATATGATAATTACCGATACAGATGATGGGGTTCATCGTAACTTCCTCCTGTTTCTGTTTTTTCGTCTTTTTAGGACGGATGAGTTTGATGAGCGATGTGATTCCACCCTTGTCGCCGTTATTCATTCCATCAAGCTCATCCATGACTACCACGATTTTCTGAACTTTACGTTGAAATATGGACATGATGTTCTTATCGGATATATTATGTTGTGTAATCGAGTCGATGATTGACTTATTACGAATATCTCCCGCGTCATATTTCACCATATCATAGTTCAGCTCCTTTAATAATCGTACCACGAATTCGGTTTTCCCAGTTCCAGGCGCTCCATAGATATAAATCCCGCGCTTGAATGTAAGGTCGGTTTTGTTTTTTTGGAAAGATGATAAGAAATCCCGTATATTGTTATAGATGGTTTCGCGACCCAAAAACGCGGTATAATTATCCATGTGTGATATGTGAATATATTTTTTATGTTTATATGTTATAAACGATTATATTGACAGAATGAACGCAATCCAAGAGTTATTTGCTCCTCTTGATAAGGACTATTGTATGTTGTTTTATTGGCTTACCGTTGTTAATTTTATTTTCTTGGCGGTTGCTGCGTTGGGATTTGTTTCATCGCTTGTTCTATTATTTAGGGGAAAAATCACTATAATGAGCGGTCTATATTCGTTCTTGATGATATTGGTCTATGCTCTCATGTACTTCCAGACACGTCTGTTTTACTCGATGTGTGTCACTGGCAACATGAAGGCCGGGTCAGGTGCTTATGGAATGGGGTCACCTTCTGATTCTCTGCCGGCAGTGGCAAAGCAGGCGTCGGGTGCCGCACCTGGCGCTTACCGTATGTAAATACCCAAACATCAACGGTCCGAAATGATATAATGTGTAATATGACATAATAAACGTTATTTTGTCATACAGATATTCAGTTACGCATGATTGATTACGTCAAGCACTTCAGCGAACTCGCGCGCGACTTTTGACCATCGACGATGCCTTCCCATGGTACATAAGCACCATCCGCACCCTTTAATCCATCTGAACCATAAGTTGCTTCTCTTGTACTTACGAAATTTTTACAGTTATCGTTTTGGTCAGGGGGGGGCGGTGTGTATCCCAATACATACGTATCTATACAATTTGTACCGTCAAATTCCATTCGATCTGGGCATTTGGCGATCTCAGGAGGCCACTTCTGGGTGCTCTTTGACTTCCAGAGTAAAATTGCGACTGTTCCAACCGATATTATAAACGCGATAACTGCGAGTAGTAACACCATTTTTTGTATTGAAAGATTGAAAAAGTTGCTAAACAGACCTTCGCCTGATGCGCTGGCATTTCCATTACTCGAACTTCCGAATGCGGAAGACCCCACATTTTTTGAACTTGAAATAAAATCCATACTATTACTACTACAGAATCAACGAATCGACGAATTTGCTATATAAATAGTAGTGATATAATATCTATACGTTATACAACAACGTTATTTAGCGTATATTCATTCAACCGTATCCGGTATTCGTTCTATGAATCGTTTTGATTATCGCGGGTTCCCCGAAGAAACATTTATCGGACAGCCTAAAAATGGACGGCTGGATATCCTTACCCCCCCGATTCAAGACCAGTTTGCTCTTTATGATAAGAACCCTGTCCATCAGTGTGTAACTTACCGTGATGCTCTCAACGGAATCTGGGAAAATACGCCTCTCTCTAATGCCTTCTTTAGTAAGGAGAATATGCAAATTATTCAGAACGGTATTCGCGCAGGTGTGTATCAGCGCTCACGCGGTAAGTACGTCGTTGGCGAGCAGGACTGTGATACTCTCCGCATCATCATGCGCACTATTTTTCTTCAAAACGCCGCCAACGCTCCCACCGATATTCGCGAACAGATTATCGAGTTGAATGAATTAGTATTTGAATATTGTGTTCCTCGCGTTCATGGTGAGGCGGAGGGATATATCCAGTACAAGCGTGATGTCAGTAACATGTATACGCCGATGGCTCGTCCGAACTTCTCGGATTACAAACATAAAACGCTAGAGTTGAAGCCGTGGTTTTAATAAATTGTTGAACAATAATAAAAAATCAGTTTATTATTATTTTTATTATTATTTACAACACGCAATATATTATTACTTACGGTTTCTTCACCACCATCTTCTTCTTCGTTGGCGCCGCTGCGCCTCCACCTCCTACACTCGACGTCTTTGTTCTAGTAGCGGCCGTCTCTCCCGCCGCCACCCACTTCTTATACTCTACCTCCAATTCATCCAAGTCATGTTTCCATAATGCTTGAATAGACGTATCGCTGAGTCCCTGATGTTGCGCACGCTTGGAATCACGCTCCGCGAGGAGGTTCTTGACATTTTCATCGGTTACACTATCCATCGGCATTTTGAGCAAGTACTTGAACTCAACGTCGCCATCGATGTGTTCGTATCCATGCGCGGTCATCTTTGCGAAAATCGCCTCCTTCGTCTGCCTTCGCAATTCCAGTTTGTCGTCGAGGATTTCTTGGATGTATCGCGCACGGTTTGTTAGCACTCGAAGCTCATTCGCGAGTTGTGCGAGCATCGCCGCTTTGCGTTTTGCGTATAATGCGAGGCGTTCCACGTAATAATCCTCGATGATATCATAGATGGTCGCGTATTTCCGGAGTTTCTCATGCGCATCGAACAGATTCATATTCGTCGTACTTTGGGTCGTGAATAATCCGAGCAGCTTCTCGAGTTTGTTTGTTCCAGCATCGGCGTCGATGATCGCAGCTTGAAGGTCTTTCGGTGTGTGCGGGTATGACGGATGGAACGTGACGGTGATATCCACAACGGTGTCGGTGGACATGTCGCTGTATTCTTTGAGGACGGGGGCGGCGGCAGAAGCCTTGTCGGCACTTTTTTCTTTCTCAGACGCCGCGGGCGCGTCCATCAACTTCTCCAAGAATACTTTGTAATCATCGGTCCATGTTCCAATCGGTAGCTCGGTAATACGCACTTTACGGTCGGCGATGATTTCATAGGTGCCTTTGATGATATATTTCGCCGCCACATGGGATGTGGCGGCACCGGAGGCGGAAGCCGGGGCACCGATATTTCGTATCGTTCCTTTGAAACCCTTGAAGTAGGGCTCGATGACAGGGCGGTCGGCCACAGAAGTCGTTGCGAGCATAGCCCGAACATACGCGATGATTTGAAGCGGGTTGTACTGAAGAACCTCTGTGCTAAATCCCGTTCC